TCTACCTCTGAGCAGACTGATGAATATACTATGTCGGCTGTTATCGAAAATCAGCACACTATAATCAATAATCAAAATATTACAATTTCATATTTAGGCACTATATGCTTTTTGATAACAATATCTATCGGTATTTATCTTGTCATTAAGTTTGGCAAGTGGATATATAGCTTAATTAATTATTAAGAAAGGAGAATGTGTTAATGAATCCTGTTTCTACAACTGCAGAAGGTGGCAATACTCTCGTAAATGTCGGTGAACTTATGACACAGTTCGCTAACTCTGCTATTCAGGGCGTTTCCGATTCTATCGTCGCTCTTATCCCCGTGATAACTCTGACAACTGTAATCGGCATTGCTATCAGAATGTTCAAAAAGTACGTAAAGGCGTAAGCCTGACAGCAACGAGGGCAGTTCATTCAGTGAACTGCCCTTTTATTATGCCAATTTTTAAGGGGGAATTATGATAAATAGAAAACTTAAAGCAACGCTGTCATTAGTGCTTGCCCTTATCGTGATGTGTTCGGCTTGCGTTGTGCCTGCGTTTGCTCTTGATGATGTAAGCGAGGGTGGATTAACTCAAAATGTTGCTATTCTTAAAGTTGTATCTACTATGGTGGATAGGGTAAAAGCACAAGGTGGTACATTAGATGATAAAACTTATCTAGCGTATTGGTATGCACCGAACGAGTATGGTATTTATATTATGCTAATTTCTTTCCCTACGGATCATATTAGCGCAACTAATGGCAAATTTAATATATCTCGGTTTTCTCCTGAAATATATTGTGATTATTCAAAATGGTATAATACTTCGTGGGATGATGATAGGTATACTATTTCTACTTCATCGTCACAATCTCCTACATTCTTTGATTCTACACAAGAAATTTATCTAAATGAAAATAGTTCTGCTAGTGCTTGGCATATTATTGACACTAATATTACTATTACAAATGACGGCGAGAAATTAGAGTATTCAAGCAATAAACCATATAAAGCTTCTATTACTTATGATGATGATAGCAAAAACTTTTTGTTTAATTTTGAACCGAAAAATGATAATGATGTATACAACGTAAACATTGCCGTGTCTAATCAATCAGAATGGGATTATCCTAACTCTGACGGCTGGTATTATCTCCCTATGGACACTTCGGGAGATTTCACGAAAGAAAACCCTTTGCATGGCTCGATCCCTCTTAATGTTATGCGTGACGGCATTATGCGGTATAACAGTAACAAAGATATTGAAAATACGGGCAAGCTTTATTTCTTCTTGATAGCGGCTAAGGGCAAGGGTGATGAAGCGTTATATAAGGACAGATTTTGCGCCGCAAGTTATGAATACAGCCTTGTTGATACTGTAGATAGTCACAAGAAAGAGCCGTTTGATGAAAAGAAAGATTATGAAAACTTTCCGTCTTTGTCTGATTATATAGATACTGATTTTCCTGATATAAGGGACTATGTGAACTTTGATATGTTTCAAGACTTGGACGGCATATCGGACTTTTTAAAGGCGGTTGTTGAATTTCTGTGGAACGCTTTCACGGGCTTCTTTCGTTGGCTGTGGGCGGCTTTGAAATTTATATTCTTCAACTTCTTAGGTATCTTTGAGTGGCTCGGCAAGTGTTTGTGGACTATTGTTAAAAATATCGGCATTGCACTGTATAATCTCGTGGTCGACTTGAAGAAGCTCGTGACCTATCTTTTTGTACCTAACTCAAAAGATTTGAATGTTGCTATAGAAAGCAAGTTTCCTGCTTATGCAAAGTTGAGAAAAGCTTTTCAGCAGGGTAAGCAATCATCATCAAATTCAGTTACGTTTACACTTTTCGGAAAGGACTTTGATTTTAATATGAACTCAGCTCCGAACGAGCTTAAGAGTGCGCTGTTCAATGCTTCAACTATAGCAATGTACGCTATCTGTATCTATGCGACAATTAAGGCTTTGTTCCGTTGCTTCGGAATACAGCTTCATGAATCAAGTGAAAGTGAGGGAGAATAATGATAACTGCGAAAATAGTAGAGCTGTTCTTTAGTCTGCCGTTCTTTAAGTCATTCTCAATAAGTGATGAAGCTTATTCAGCTCTTAGGGATATGATTTCTTTTCTTTATCAGCTTGACCAATTCTTAAATCTTGAATTGATGTTTGAGAGCATTTTCTTTGTTCTCGGACTTCTGCTTGTATCTGCACTTGTGAACTTTGTAAGGGGGCTTTTATAATGTGGTCGGCATTTGCTAATATCAATTGGAAAGCTATGCTTATACCTCTCGCCTTGGGAAGCGTTGTGGTGGGTGTTATCGTGCTTCTTATGCTGTTTGGTACGCCTGTGCTTCATGCGTTTCCTTTGTCGGTAAAGGACACTTTCAAGACTATTAGAAAGCGGCTTAAAGGTGAAGAAGTTCCGTTCAATATGTATGGGCTGTATCTCTATAACGGCTTAGGCGGTCGAGGTAAAACTATAAGCATGGTGAAACGTGCGCAAGAGGTCAAGAGTAGATTTCCGAAAGTGCTTATCTGTGCTAACTTTCATACGGAAGTGGCTGACAGATTTTTTGATTGTTGGGAAGATATCTTGAATGTTGAGAATATTGACGAAAACGGTGTTAATCAAGGCGTGCTGTTTCTGTTCGATGAAATGCACCTGACTCTTAATTCTCAATCATGGAAAGATGCTCCTGACGAGCTGCTTGAATATATCTCACTGCAACGGCATTTACACAAGTGTATTTGGGGTTCGGCTCAGGAATGGAAACGCTGCACAAAGATAATTCGTGAGCAGGTCAATTATATCATAGATTGTAAGGCGTATTTTAATTCACGTCTTATCGTCAATAAGTGCTATACAAAAGAAAACTATCTCATTAACGGAGAACAGGGCAGTGCAGGAACGAGAAAACGTCCAAAAGAATGGAAAGAAACATTTTGCGCCACTGATGAATTAAGGTCGCTTTATGACACGGAAGAAATCGTTAAGGGGCTGAAAATCGGGCGCACGAGTGAGCAAGAGAAAATAGCAATCAGAATTTTAAAAGCTATGCAAGATTGATTCAGCCACGTGCGCACGCTCCTGCGTGCGCCGTGGCGAACAGCTTGCAAGCTTAGAAATTTGCGGTTATATACTTGATAATAACCGCAAATTTCCGTCAAAAACTAAAATGGCGGTGGGAAAATGGCAAATTTTTATGATTTACCCCCTGAGGTCGTTTTAAAAAATACTAAAACAAAAATCTATGCTGACGGCTCTTCGACAACAACTTATTGCAACAATTACATATTCGTTGATAAAAACCTTAAAGAGTATCAGCAAAATCAGAAAATATTACAGCTTAAACGAAAATGGGAGAAATTTGAGAAATCTCAGCAGGAAGAAGATACTCAAACAGATATGTTTGATATAATCAAAAAACCTGCAAAGGTTTCAAAAGAGGAAAGAGGGGAACGGACAGATATATTAAAGCGTGCAAAAGACAAGGTCTTTGATATAGCCTTTTCAAATGAGTGGGCGTATTTTCTCACTATTACTTTCAATGGTAGTGAATACGATTTTTCTAATGCTGATTTTGTTAAGAAAAAACTTAGGCGGTGGCTTGAAAATCAGGTCAAGCGGAAAGATATGAAATACTTGCTCATTCCTGAAAGGCATAAGAACGGCGGCATACATTGTCACGCTCTTATCAATGATTGCTTTGATATGGTCGATTCAGGCACAAGGCTCGTAACTGGATATAACAAGCCTGTTACATTAAAAACTATTGATGAAAAAAACTTGCACGTTAGAAACGTTGTGTATAATATCCCTGAATGGAAATACGGTTTTTCTACGGCTATTCCTGTGGAAAATAATTCGGCGGCTCTTGCGTTCTATATCACAAAATATATTACAAAGGGCAATAATAAGATATTCGGCAAGTATTATTGGAGCAGTCGGAATTGTAATCGTGATCCTCAGATTATATACAGTAATACCGATTTTGATAGCGTTTCAAAGTCGGCTATCACAAAACCTTATACCTCTAATCAGTATAAATACAATACAAATGTAAATATTATTCCGAACTTTGAAGAAGTTTCAGCTAGGTTTGATAATATTGCAGATTTCCTTGATTATATTTACTCTGACGAATACCGCAAGGAATATGATGATTATTTTGAAAGGAGTGAACTAAATGAATGATGAAATGCTTATTGCTTTTCAACGTTTTCTATCTGATACTTGCAGGATTAGTTATAATCATTATTTGTCATTGTCTGAAAACGTTCAGCAACAAATACTTGAAAGCTTTTATAATAACGATTGCAATTCTGATATTGTTAGGGCTTTACGTAATACTTCGCCTGCAACTGAATCAAAAAGTTTCCTTGAATATCTCCGCAAGCACAGACTTTCAAGAGCCGTCTTTCATCAGCTTGATAACGTGACAAAGGTAAAAATCTATAACAACTATCATCAGGAAAGGACCTTGGCAAAATGATAATGAGCATTGAAAACATTGACACGGATAAAATTTTGTTCTGTGACTATATCATAGTATGGAATAATGAAACGTGTTACAGAAAATCTCCGTCAACTTATGATGGCTATGTAGGTATCATAACAAAATACCTTTACCCTTATTTCAAGAGCAAAGGACTTAGGCTTATTGACGTTAAGCCTATGCACATAGAGGGCTATCAAAGGCACATACTGCATGATACAAGGCTTTCTGTGAATACGCTCCGTAAACATCATGAAGTCATGCGTGCGTGTCTGAATTACGCATATAAGAACGATTTTATAAGCAAAAACCTTTACACGGCTTTTTCACTTCCTCGAAAGGTGGAAAATGAAATGTCATATTATACAGAAGAACAGCTCTTGAAGCTCCTTCGTGTAGCTTATGGTACTCAGATAGAAAGCTTTGTGTATCTTGCTGTGTGGTTTGGACTTCGCAAGTCTGAGATACTCGGTTTGCGTTGGGAGAATGTTGACTTCCTCGGGCGTTGTCTTTATATCCGTGAAACAAGAACTAGGATAAAAGACTATAAGTCCGGACACTGGGTCGAAAGTCAAAACAAGAGAATGAAAACAGTAAAATCACGCCGTGAGTTTCCTCTTAGTGATGAACAACTTGACTACTTGCATAAGCTTTATAGCAGACAAGCTCCACTGTGCAAGGCAAGGAATTATGTGTGCGTGAACGCTGAGGGTGTACCGCTTCACTATGATTATGTACTGCACGCCTTTCAAGACTTGCTCCGCAAGAACGATTTACCGAAAATTCGTATACATGATCTTAGACACAGCAATGCAACGCTTATGCTTAACAGCGGTTTCAGTATGAAAGAGGTTTCGGAGTGGCTCGGTCACAGTACATACAAGCTTACGGCTGATACATATACTCATGTATCTGCTGAGAATAAAGCTCAGATGTCGAAAACGATAGGCTATAAGCTTTCACCTTATAAGGGTGATAACTTATGAATGTAGCACTTACGGCTTATTCAGGGGTGTTTCTGCTTTATGTGAGCTATGTTCTTGAAATGATTATTGAGAATTTTGAAAGGAATGTTGAAAATGAAAGAGTTTAATTTTTGGTGCAAGGAAAATACTGATTTCGGTAAGTGTGATAATAAGAAATGCGGTTTTTTTGAGTGCGGTTGTTATGGTTACTGTGATGAATGTGTTTATCATTTTACTGATTCAACTGTTTGTGAAAATTGTTCCGCCCCTCAATTTATGAGAGATTATTCAAAACAGCAGGAAAATGATTAATAAAAAAATGCAGGGGCTTAATGCTCCTGCATATCTTTTTCGAGTAGTTCAATTATAAGGGCGTTCAGGCTTTTGCCCTTGCGTTCTGCATGGGCTTTGTAGACTTCACGCTTGCCCTTTGGCACTCGTAAAGATACTTGGTCATATGCTTTTGAAATATATTTGCTTGTGGCTTTCTTTTGTGCTTCGCTTACCATGTTATCACCTCTTTGCTCTATTATATCATATAATTATAATGCTATCAATATACAGTTTCAACATATAATGCTAGCAAATTTCATGCAAAATGCCTATTGATATATTGCTAGCAATATGGTATGATGTATACAGACAAAGGGAAAGCGGATAATCCACAAACCGCAGAAAGGGTGTTTAAAATGAAAAGAAAATTTTATTCTATTAATGAAATAAGATGTTGTTTTGCAGAGAATGAAGAAAACATTTGTAAAGAATTTTGCAGAGTTAACGGATTCACATATAAAGTTGTATACATTAACTTAGGTTACTAACAGTTCTAGGGGGTTGACTGTTTCAGCCCCACCCCATTAATTAAATTTGAAAGGATTGATTTATATGGAGAAACTTGAAACTATTGATAATTATTATATTCTTGCTTTTGCGTATCGTGTTTACGATGCAAAATGGGTAAAGGAAGGTCTTATTTTAGAGAATAACCCTTATGATGTCACTGCACAAGAAAATGAAGAAAAACTAAGTAGAATATGTTCTCAACTTATGTATGCAATGGATTCATATTATGAAAAAGGTTTGATTAGTCTTACTGCTATATCCGATTATGAAATTTATAAATCTGCTTATAGCTATACTCTTGGCTTAATCAAAAAAAATCAATCGAATTTAATTTGGTCGAAGTCTGCTCTTGAAAATTTTGCGTCTGAATTACATGAAAAAATTATTGCACTTGAAAATCTTTATCACTATTCAACTAAAAACGGCTCTCCACAATAGCGGAAAGCCGTTTTTTACATATTGGTCGGAGTGACCGGATTTGAACCGACGACCTCTACCACCCCAAACACAAATAGAAAATTTTAGGATATAAGCCGCCGTATTTTGTTTAAATATCGGCGGTTTTATTGTGCATAGAAATATTACAAAAAGTTTAGTTTGTTAGTGCGGTATTTTAACAAATTATACATTGACAAGAAATATTACAAGTATTTACGCCGTTTACCTAATGTTATATAATATAACTGTAGTCAAGAGAACTACAACAAATTATTAATTGATTTTGGAGGTATGACAAGATGTATATTGTCAAAGGTTTTAAGAAAAACAGTGGAGTTATTAAGGAAACAGGCAGAAAGTGGGAAAACTACACGCTTTTTTGCCTTAAGGAAAGTAAGGACGAGAGCGTGTCAGGATATGAAACTCATATTGCTAAAGTTTCAACAAAGGTCTTGCAGGAAACTTTCCCTAACTCTGCGGCTATCATTGATAGCCATGTAAATATTAATTATGGCGTTCGTACTTTCGGCGGTGCTGAAAAGCTTGTTGTTGAGAGTATTGACATAATCAAGTAGAAAGGAGATTAAAGTATATGCCTATTTCAGTTCTTGCAGGTGAAACAACTGCTATTACTTCGGGTGTATCAACTATCACTGACCTTGTGTCACAGGTGTGGACACTTATGACAAGCAATCCGCTTGTTATGGTTTTTGTAGGTGCATCGCTCCTCGGCGTTGCAATTGGCGTTATCAGAAAGCTTACACATAAGTAAGCCGTATATCTCGCTTGTGCGGGGCGGTTAATCCGCTCCGCATTTTTTATTTTAGAAAGGAGAAAAAAATATGAAAATAAAACTTCGGCGGTTCGTGTCCATCCTCTCCGCTATGGTGTTAATGATATGTTGTGCCGTTCCTGCGTTTGCTGTTGATACTGTTGAAAAAAATGATTTTTCAAAAGTTAAATGGTCTGTCGTTAATAGTACTTCTGATATTCCTCATTCTTCTGATGTTATTTCTTATTATTCTGAACATTTTGACACTCTCCCTCAAAATTATGCTTTGATTTATACAAAAAACTCTTCAGGCGATGTTAATACTTCTATGATTTGGCTACCTGATGATGCGTTGATGTGTTATTATTTTACTGATAATCAGTTTCGTTATTTGTCTCATTCTGATTTTGATATTTCTCGTGTTTCTATGTATTTTTATGCAAATGGTAATAATTATAAATCTTTTTATTCACCCTTTTGCTTTGATAATTCTCCCACACCTGACTACAAATATTCGGGTATTCTTTACCATTTTGGCGTAGACGGCTTTGATATTTCTTCGGCAAAGGTTTATATACATTCAAAATTGTATGATTGGGATAATTTTGATAATAAATTAGAGCCTTCCGCTCCACCAACTCCCTTTACTGTCGATTATTCCCCTGCTCTCTCTGAGGGCATGAGCCGCAAGGGAACTCTTGTCGCTCCTGGTGCAAGTAATGACGGACAGGAAATTGAAAGCAATGGTCTTAACGTCCGTGTCACACTAACGGACGAATTTTTAAAACTCCGTGACAGCTATGATGAACTTAAAGATTATACATATGAATTTGTATGTTATATTACTACTTCCCCCCCTGAAAAGTCGTCTTATGAAGAAAGCGTTAAAAACGCTGTTTATACCTCGTTGGACTATGGCAAATATATGTATACTACAAGTGGCGTTGTTGATGATGTTACGGACGATAACAAAGAGCCTACGGAATGGATAAAGGCAGAGGGCATAAATGCTGGCTATATAATTGGCAAGGGTGGCTCTGTCAAGAATGTTACTATCAATCTTGAAAATCTTGATAGTTCACAGTTCACAGCCGATACAAAGCTTTATATCGTGGTATATGGTCGCTTGACCTCTCTTTCAGTTCCTACCCCTGATTACTTCGACCTTGACAATCAAGGTTATTTGTGCAATCAAGGTTCTTTGAATACAAAGCAGATTGTAACAGTAAATGCTGACCCCGAAACAGGCGAGGGAACAGACGTTGTAATGCCTGATTACTATTGTGTAACGTCAACGGCGTTCAATTATAAGGACTATCCCGAATACAAGCCGAAAATATTCAAGAATGGTGCTGAAATGGATACAAATAAGCCGTTTACTGATTACCTTGATAAGAAGTTGACTCCTGATTATATGTATGATTATGATATGGATAAAAACGGAGAAAGCGGTCTTGCTCCTGACGATTTCGAGAAGTATGAGGAACAAAAAAATCTTGATAAAAATTTCGGTTCTGTTGATTTCGGACTTGACAGCATTAAATCAGTGTTTGACGGCTCGTCCGATTTCTTCAAGTTCTTAACTGCAAGTATCGGTATTTTGCCTACAACGTTCTTAACTATCCTGATTTCTTTCTTTGTTGTCATGTTAGCAATTTGCGTTGTTAAATGGGTCTTGAAGTAGGGGGTGCATCATGAATTGGTTCTCACTTATGAAGTCGCTTTTTGTTTCAATTCAACACTTAATGTGTTTGCGTATTCGTTTCGGTGAGTTTAGTTTCACAGTAGGTGCAATGATTATAGGATTGTTTGTTATATCCTGCTCCGTTGCTCTGCTAAAATATCTTTTCCACAATACATAAGGAGTTGTTAAAATGGTTGCAATATTAAAATTATTCGTCCTGTCACTGATAGTAATTCTTGCTATCAGTGCAGTTCTCGGCGTGGTGGCGTTCTTTATGGACTTGCACGCCTTTAAATCTGATAAAGACTTGTCGCTCCCTCGTAAACGGCTTATAGAAGCACTATACGAAGAACAGGAGTTAAAAAAGCAATCGGCTGAACAGCCACAGAACACGCCACAGAGCGACAAGCAAGAGCCTGAGAAAGTGGGGTGGTAAATGTGTTATATGATGTTCAAAACGCTTGCTATCAGCTTTTAAAACTCCTCGGCTGTGACTTAGCCGCTATTGACGTTATTAAAACGTGGAAACAATTCGGTGTGCTGTGCATTGAATTTGTGTTCGCCTGTTTAATGCTTTTCCTACTTTGGAAAATGCTTTATAATGCTATGATACGTTTCTTCAACCCTCGGAGGTAGCTTATGATTTTATTAGATTATTTCGTTCGTCTGCCGTCCTTGGCGGCTTATACTGCCTATGATAAGGCTACAGCCTTATATTTTAATTGGTCGCAGATTTTCAACGGTTGGGGTATACACTTATTTGTCGGCAAATTCGGCGCAGGAAAAACTTCTCTCATGGTCGCCGAAGCTTATGAACTCTGTCGCAAATATCCGCAACTTCATATCTTGACAAATATTAATATCAAAAACTTTCCCGACTATACGGAGATACTTCCCTTGAACACTGCACGAGATATACTCAACGCCCCTAAAAACACGCTTGTACTTATTGATGAAATAGGTACTATATTTAATAGCCGTGACTTTTCGGGCGGTAAATGTGCCGTTCCTAAACCGTTATTTCAGCACCTTTGCCAATGCCGTAAACGGCGTATGATGATATATGCAACAGTGCAGAGATTTAACCTCTTAGACAAACAAATTAGAGATATTACCGCAGACGTGACCGCTTGCCATACGCATTTCAAACACCCATTTTGCCGTATACAGACAGGCTATACATATGACATTGAAGAATATGAACTCTATTCAGAAAATAAGGCTTATACTCCTGCTCAGATGTATAACCGCACATACTTACAGACAAATAAACGCCGTCAGCTCTACGATACATCACAGCTTGTCACGAATATGTTACAAAAAGAGTATTTGTCCGATGAAGAGATACTCGCCAATCGTGAGGGCATAGATTCTAACACACAGCCACTTGACCGAAAGCAGAAGAAATCTATTCGCAAGCGGAAAAATGCTTGGTAATGAAACAACTCGCAGTGGTTGCCGTGAGGCTCACTGCGAGTTGTTGTTATCTTTGTTGTTAATCATCAGCAGATTGCTATTAACTGTGTTCTGCTGTATCTGTCTTAATAATTCCGTCTGCTTTTCTTCTTCTCGTCTTATCGCTTTGCTGTTGCCTGCTGTTTCAAATATGGCACATATCAACAGTATCACAATGACTATTTTCACGATAAGTATAACAACGCCCATTGACGTCATAGCGTCCAACGCCGTGAATATCTCTTCCATACTCTCACCCCTCGTCCGTATGTGTTTTTATTACAATGTGGCTGTCCTCTGCTGATTTTATCTCATCAGTGATAACCTTTTTGAGATATCCCGCTTTTGACAAGCCTAACTCTTTTGCTCGGTCTTTTATCATTTGGTTAAAGCCCTTTGGTGCGTCAAACTGCACTTTCTCCAAATTTTCAGCGTCCCACTTTGCATTTGCTCGTTTTCGTGCGTCTGATACTGGCATTTCCTCACCTACTTTCATTAACTTAATTATACAACACTTTCATAAAGCTGTCAACATGTACTGTATCGAGTACATAAAATATTAATATAAGCAATACACTTTGTTTACTTGACTTTGTACTCAATCGGGTGTATACTTAATATAGACAAAAAGATAACTACGATTAAATCGGTGAATGACGACAGCCTGTAATGGAAAAGTCTCGAAAGGTAGGTAGTAGCCGTGAAAGTGAGCATAATAGGTAGCACTCTATTTTTAGAGTTTCGGCACTAAAGAAGCCACCGGTTAAGGACCTGTTTTTCTTATTGTCTATCTTTAATCAAATTTGAAAGGAGTGAGGATAATGCAGAACATGCCTACAGCTACAGAACTTGCGATAAAGTATGCAAAGCGTGAACAGCTTAGAATTATAATAGACAAGGCTCTGAATATTCATGCTGATTGCGAATATGAAGCTTTATCAAAGCTGATTAACAAACTTGAACAAATGCTTGAAGAAGCATAAAAAAATGTAGTCGGCAATCCGTGCTATGATACGTTTTTTTAACCCTCGGAGGTGATAACTATTTTTACTATTTTGTCTTTCCTCATTATTGGTGTTATACTTTATCTTCATTTTTATGATGGTGATGAATAATGATCCTTATTATTTCTGTTTTTTCTATCCGTGAAATCTATCAAGCGGACGGCTGGGGGTGAATTGTGGATTGTTGGAATTGTTGGAATGTTGGAAACAACAGCTTTCATGTTTTCAACATTTCAATGATTTCAATGATTCACAAGAGGGGAACGCCGTTCAAGATTCCCCCTTTTACTCTCCCTCTCGGCGTTCTGCTATACTCTCATGAAGTCGGGGTATAGTATTACCCCCGACTTCGTCACACGTCACAAAGTATTAAAAATAGCGTAAATACGCCGTTAATCTTGTGACCGATTTTGTTACAAACTTCGTCACAAAGGTGGTGATTAATTGTCTGAGTTCACTTGTAAATCAACGTTCTGCGTTATAAACAATCCTCGTTACGATATCACATACAAACACAATGAAGAGGGTGATATAATCAAAGACGAGAACGGCAAGGCGGTTATATTAAAGCAAGAGCCTACGGAGTATCATTCATTGACAGAACAACAGATATGTGATGATGTTCTTAATAAGTGGGTCGGTGATGATGATAAGCGAACAGGAGCGGTTTTATTCTGCGTTTCTGCCCTCGGTCTTGAACACTTGCATTGTGTGTTTGAAAGTGAAAAGACGTTCCGTCCGTTGTCTGCCTTGAAAAAGCTTTTTCCAAAGGTACATATTGAGATAACCAAAGGAAACAAAAAGCAAGTCGAGGACTATATAAACAAGGTCGGCAAGTTCGAGGAAAAGGGCGAAACGATAATCGCAAAATCACAGGTCGGTGAAATAAAAGGCTGTCAAGGCAAGCGTAACGATTTGATTTCAATGTCTGATATTCGTGACTTGATTTATAGCGGACAAACTCCAAATGATATATATAGACAATATCCGCAGGCTATCAAGTCCAAAACTGCAACCGAAGAATTATTCTATTTGTACCGAAAGGACAACACACCCCCCGAACGTGATGTTAAAGTGCATTGGCTTTTCGGTGGCACAGGTTGCGGAAAATCGTATACATACATTGAACTATGTGAAAAGCATGGTGATGTAAATATCTATCGTGTGACCGACTATGACCACCCTTTTGACTGCTACCAAGGAGAGCCGATATTAATACTTGACGAGTTTCGAGGGCGTATCTCATACAGCTACTTGCTCACTCTGCTTGACAAGTACCGCTCTCAGGTATCTGCACGATACAGCAATAAAATGACGTTATGGACGGAAGTATATATAACATCGCCGTTCCTGCCTACAGAACTTTATCAAAAGGCGGCTGAACGTAATGACGGCATAGACAAGCTTGAACAGCTTACAAGCCGTATTGATGATATAGTGTATTGTTTCAAATATACCGCCGAGAACAACAGCGGTACATTTTATTGTAAATACAACGTTGATTTTGACCTGCATTGTGATAGTCACGCTATCCGTGAACAGTGTTCACACGTTCGTCACGAGGTTTCACAAATGGGATTGTTCACACTTATGGACGGCTTAACGTCAAAATTTGTTGAAAATAAATCGCAAAGTTAGTGTCACGAGGAAAATTTTTAAACTCTGAAAGGAGCAAAGCGACTGTAAGAGGTTAAAAATTTAGGCAATGGAACTTGTGAACGCAGTGAACAAGGTCGCTTGCCGTTCCGCCACAGCGTCAGCCGTGGCATAAGTGACACGATAAAGAAAAACCAACGTAAAAGCCAACTCAAAAGCCGAAAAAGCAAAACAAGCCAAACAAAATAAAGTAAAAATATTTAACGTAAGAAAACGGCAATTTTACAATGCCGTAAAAATATGGTATAAATAAATTAGGAGGTACACCATGAAGCAAAAAGAAATTTGCAAGGAAGAAATCATCCTGTTCTATTTGTGGCTCTGTGGCACGATAGGCAAGGAGAAAGGAGATGATAAAAGGCTTGTGTATCTGTGTTGCCCTGCTGAGCGTGACACGCTCCTCAGGCTGTTTCTTGAAGAATACAACGCACAGCACCGCTATAGTGCATTTAAAAAGGCTTTCAAGCCTACCACACGCATTATTACAACAAAAAGAGTGTAGCCATTATAAGCCCATGTATTGGCGTACATGGAATGACTACACCCAAATAACACCCACGCAAAAGGAGTTATTACCATGAAATTTAAAGAATTTTATTACAAGGACTTTCGCCCCTCATATCTTGAGGGCGTTGTCCGCTATCCTGAGCAAACCGACTATGTGATTGAGCAGAATTGCAAGCCGATAAACGGCAAGGACCTTTCCGAAATCGGTCTTTCTGACCTCAATAACATTATCAAGATATGTGATGATACATATTGCATTGACAGAGTGAAAAAGCTCCGCAGTGTTCTTAAGCGTATCATGCGTTATGCTTATGCCTGTCGTTACACGTCCATTGACCTTTCAGCCTTTGAACTTAGGCGGTGCAGAAAACGTCCTGAAACAGTGCAACAGCTATCATTTACGGCAGAGCAAGCGGCGTTTCTGACTTCGGGCGATAGCATTATAATGAAGATGTTCCGTTTTGAGTGCTTGACAGGTCTTCGCCGTGAAGAAATACTCGCCTTGCGTTGGGAAAACGTTGACCTTAAAGCACGCCGTATCTTTGTATGTCAAACTGTAGTTGTGCTTAAAGGCTGTGCAAGGCTCGTGAATGATACGAAAAATCACAAATTTCGCTATGTTGAGTTGAACGAAAGTGCTTACAAGCTGTTGCTTTCTGTACCTCAGACTTGTGATTTTGTATTCGGCAATCCTCGCTCAAAGAACTTTCTCAGCCCTCGCCGTTATCATGAGGAATACAACACTATGTTTATACGCAAGAACGAGGAATGGAAAAAGACCCACTCTGAGGGCTTACCGCACCTCACACCGCACAAGTTCCGTCACACGTTCGCAAGTCTGCTGACCGCTAACGGAGCGGATGTCAAGACAGTTGCCGACTTGCTCGGTCACACAAAGCTTGATACCACAAACATTTATTTGCATAGTTATGATGATTTACGCCGACAGGCGGTCGATAAGATACAATTAGATAATTGATTTAACAACCGCACCGAGGGCTTTTGGTCGGAGTGACCTGATTTGAACAGGCGACCTCTACCACCCCAAGGTAGCGCGCTACCAATCTGCGCCACACCCCGATATCGTATATATTATACCCGATTTGGATACAATAGTCAATAGTTTTCAGTCAAAATAAAAAAATTGCAAAAAAGGTATTGACATTCACATTCATTTGTGATATAATAAATAAGCACTCAGGAGAGAGCAGTAAAAAAACAGTAAAATATCGCGGGATGGAGCAGTTCGGTAGCTCGTCGGGCTCATAACCCGAAGGTCGTTGGTTCAAATCCAGCTCCCGCAACCAAAGTGAAAAGGCTGTTGCACTTGCGACAGCCTTTTTTTGTTGAATAGTGCTAAAGATTTTCAAGCGCTATAATTTTTTATGTAATTCAGAAGCAAAATTTTCAAGAGCAGACTTAGACCAAATTAAATTCGATTGATTTTTTTCGAGTAAATCAAGGGTATAACTATAAGCGGCTTGATAAATATCATATTCGGATATAGCAGTAAGATTAATCATACCTTTTTCATAATATGAATTCATTGCATACATAAGCTGAAAGCATATCCTACTTAGTTTTTCTTCATTTTCTTGTGCAGTGACATCATAAGGGTTATTC